GTATGTTTTATAACATAAATCTAACACAAACTAATTCTCTTGCAACGACTGAAGCAAATAAAGTAATTTCGGATGTTGCGAGTGCTGCGGGAGGTAAACGCGGAATAGCTCAAAGTTTATCTTTATATAATTTATATAAAAATAGATCATATGAAGTTGAAGTTACTTCATTGGGTAATGTGATGATACAACCTACGATGTACTTTAATTTAAAGAATGTTCCAATGTTTAATGGACCCTACCATATCCAATCTGTAACACATCAAATATCACCAGGAATGTTTACAACACAAATTAAGGGGGTTAGGATACCAATATACTCAATGCCACAATTGGATAAACAAATAACGTCTATAAATCAAGTAGTGTTAAGTGGATTATTTTCTGAAATCAAGAAAAAAAGAGAAGATGAAAATAATCAAACACCAACAACGGTTAATATCACAAACGTAGCAAGTAATGTTAATAACAAAACATCGTTCACTTTGGGATCAAATGCGTCATGTGTTAATAAATTAGATCCTACTTACACATCTTACCAACCATCTGATGCCTTAGTAAGTGAATTAAGTTTTAAGAAAGCCGCTACGTATATTTCACAATCAACACCTGTTGAGGCGAACAGACTTTTAACTTTCTGTACGTTATACATGTCAAGTTCAAGTAGTGATAAATTCGCAGGGTATGATTATAATTTTGCGGGTGTTACTCTCGATAAAAAATATGGTGGAAATATAGCAACAAATTTTAAAAATCAGTATTTTTGTTTAACAAATTCAAATGGTAATAGTTTACCATTTGTTTCCTTTGCGTCTGAAAGTAATAACATCAAAATGTTAGTTAATTATTTTGATAAACCCTCAAAAAGATTATCATTGGATCAATCTAAAGGTGTTTTAAATTATAGTGGATTAACATCTGCGGACTCTAAATTAATAGGGTTTCAATTAACTGATGTTTGGTTATTATATTGGACAAATAATCTTACTGAAAGTGAGTTATTAACTTTTATATCTAAAAATGAAAATCAATATAATACTTGGGTTAAAAATATGTACGAAGGTGCCGTTTTAGCAAAAAAATTAGGATTAGTTCCATCATTAAAAATAAAGATTTGACACTAACGAAAAAACTAGATATTTATTATAAAATAATTAATTATGAACATTAAAGAACATTTAGATAGATACCTTGGTAAGAATACAAGGATTTCACAAAAAACTTTAGATAATGGTTATACTGAGGTGTGTGATTTAGATACTGGTGACTGTTATCAGGTCAGTATGAGAGATGGATTAATTGAAAGAGTTGATAATGTTAAAAACTCATCAAGAAAAATTCAGGTCGAAACTCCGACAGGTTATAAACAATTATTAAACGGATAATGAAATGTCAGTAGAGAAAAAAATTTTAGAAGAATTGGCGAGATACAATCGTATCAACAAATACATAAGTGAACAGGAAGAAGTTGTTCCACCACCACCTGGTGATGTACCACCTCCCCCACCAGCAGAACCTGAAGGGGCTATTGCACCACCACCTGAAGGAGGTGAAGTTGGACCTCCTGCCGAAGTTATTGATGTTGAAACGGATAAAGACGTTGAAAAAATTGATGATAAGAAAAAAGAAGAGGAAGAAGAATCAACCGAGGAATTAGATATTACTGATTTGGTTAAATCACAAGAAAATATTGAGAAAAAACAAAAAGACTATTTTGAGGATTTGTTTAAACAATTAGAAGAATTACAAAATAAAGTTTCTGAGATGAGTGCTATCACTGATAAATTAAATCAGATTGAAAATAAGATAGAAAAATATCGTCCAAGAACACCTGAAGAAAAATTAGAACTAAGAAGTTTGGATTCAGGACCATTTAACCAAAAACTAACAGACTTCTTCCAAGAAAAGGAAGACGATTTTGAAAAAACTGGTAAAGAATATGTATTAACCTCAGATGAAGTTTCTGATTTTACTGATTCTGAAGTTAAAGATACTTTTAACACCTATACCGATGACATGTATTACGGACAACAAAATCAATTTAAATTTCCATAAAGACACTATAGGGATTTTCGGATCCCTTTTTTAATTTGACTATATCCATTTTTGTTTTATTATTGAATTGTAAACACTAAATTTTTTTATATGAGTTCATTAGACGCAGTATTGTCACAATACGAAAAAAACACGCAAACGGGCACATCCTCTAGTTCTGGGATGTCACAGGAGGAGCGAATGAAGAAGTATTTCACATGTCTTCTTCCTGAAAAATCAAAAGAAGGTCAAGCTAGAATCCGTATTCTACCAACACCTGATGGTTCTACACCTTTTAAAGAGGTATGGTTCCACGAAATCCAAGTTGGTGGAAAATGGCAGAAGTTTTTTGATCCGGGTAAAAACGACAACGAACGTTCTCCGTTGAACGAGTTGTATGAAGAATTGATGTTAACGGGTAAAGATTCCGATAAGGAGTTGGCTAAGCAGTATCGTTCACGTAAGTTCTACATCGTTAAGGTTGTAGATCGTGATCACGAAGAAGATGGTGTTAAGTTTTGGAGATTCAAACACAACTTTAAGAATGAGGGTATCTTGGATAAGATTATTCCTATTTGGAGAGCGAAGGGTGATATCACAGACCCTGAAAAGGGACGTGATTTGATCATTCAGATGAACAAAGCTAAGACAGGTAATGGTAAGGAATACACCAATGTTCAAACTATTATGTATGATGATCCAGCACCTCTTCACGAGAACGCTGACACCGCTAAAGAGTGGTTAAACGACGAGTTAACGTGGTCTAACGTTTACTCTAAGAAACCAACTGAGTATTTAGAGGCGGTTGCAAACGGAGAAACTCCACGTTGGGATAACGATTTGGGTAAGTACGTTTATGGTGATTCATCAGAATCCACAACATCTATGGGTGGTAAATCGGTATCATATTCTGATCCACAAGCATTTGATGAAGCGAGCGGAGATATGCCGTTCTAAAGTTAAGGAGCATGGACACTTGCACAGACAATGTGTCCATGCTTATTTTGTTTAATTATTAAAAAAGAAAAAATGGCGATTAAGAAAGCAGATTTCAAAAAAGTAAAAGAGAAATTTTCTACGTCAGCTAAGTACAAAACTCAAAGTTATTTTGATTTAGGTTCAGATTTCTTGGACGCTGTTGGTGTTCCTGGTCCTGCCATGGGTCACATCAATATGTTCTTGGGTCACTCTGACACAGGTAAAACAACGGCTTTGGTTAAGACTGCAGTTGACGCTCAGAAAAAAGGTATTCTTCCAGTATTCATTATTACCGAACAAAAATGGTCATTTGAACATGCTCGTTTGATGGGATTTGAATGTGAAGAAGTGGTTGATGAGGAAACAGGTGAAGTTGATTGGGATGGATTTTTCATCTTCAACAATAACTTTGAATACATTGAACAAATAACCGATTACATCAATGAGATGTTAGATGCACAAGAGAAAGGTGATATTGAATATGATTTATTATTCTTGTGGGATTCCGTGGGTTCTGTACCTTGTAAAATGACATTTGATGGTAAGGGTGGTAAGCAACACAACGCTTCGGTTCTATCAGATAAAATTGGTATGGGTATTAACCAAAAAATTTCAGGTTCAAGAAAGACTGATTCAAAATATCAAAATTCATTGGTTATTGTTAATCAACCTTGGGTAGAATTACCTGACAATCCATTTGGTCAACCTAAGATTATGGCTAAAGGTGGTAATGCGGTATGGTTGAATTCATCATTGGTGTTCTTATTTGGTAATCAGAAAGGTGCGGGTACTACTAAAATTACCGCAACTAAAGATAAGAGAACAGTTAAGTTTGCAATTCGTAGTAAAATTTCTGTATTGAAAAACCACATCAATGGATTGGGTTATGATGACGGTAAGATTATTGTTACACCACACGGATTTTTATCAGGTAAGGATAGTACTGAAGAAAAGGCATCAGTTGAAAGATACAAAAAGGAGTATGCTGAGTATTGGAAGGACGTTATCGGTTCTGAAGGTGATTTTGATTTGAAAGAAGAGAAGGAATCCTTAAACTAATTTATTTGTGAAAACCCTACTTATTGACGGCAACAATCTATTTAAGATTGGATTTCATGGTGTTAGAGAATTTTATCATAATGGTAAGCATATTGGTGGGGTTTTTCACTTTTTGAATACTATCAGAAAATTTTTAGAGGATAACAATTACGATAAGGTAATCGTGTTTTGGGACGGGGAGAATAATTCATCTACTCGTAAGAAAATTTACCCTCAGTATAAGGAGAACAGACGTAATACAATGACGGATGAGAAGTATCAGTCGTACGAGGATCAGAAGATGGGAGTTAAGTCTTATTTGGAGGAGGTTTTTGTACGTCAGTTGGAGGTTTCCAACAACGAGTCCGATGATTTAATTGCGTATTATTGTTTGATTTCAGAAAACGAGGACAAGACAATTTTTTCGGCAGACAAAGATTATTTACAATTAGTTAATAAAAAAGTAAGGGTTTATAACCCATCTCACCGAAAATTTTTTGTGGAGAATGATAGGGTAACCTTACAAGACATTGAAGTTCCTGTAGAAAACACAAAAACTCTTAAAATTTTGATGGGAGACAAGTCAGATAATATCAGTGGTATTTACGGACTTGGAGAAAAAACTTTGGTAAAATTCTTTCCTGAAGTTCAAACAGATATTGTTAGTGTTAAGTATATTTTAGAAAAAAGTGAGGAGTTGTTGAAAGAATTTAAGGACAATAATACATTAAAAAATATTTTGACTGGTAAGACAAAATCTGGTATCTTTGGGGAAGAATATTATCAAATCAATGAACAGATAATAGATTTGTCAAACCCTTTAATTACTGAAGATGCGAAAGAATTAGTATTGGCTTATTATGAAGAGTCATTGGATCCCGAGGATCGGGGTTATAGGAATTTGATCCGAATGATGACGGAAGATGGGTTTTTTAAGTTCTTACCCAAAAAGGACGACGCATGGGTTGATTTCGTAAGACCCTTTATGAAACTTACGAGAAAAGAAAAAATGTATCACAAAAAAAATCAAACAAAATGAGTACAAAAGAACAAGAAATTACCAAGATGGAATTTCTAATGACATTGAATGATAACATTGTAGTTCAACGATTTTTCAATGTAAGAAACTATAATCCTAAAGCTAAAAATTCAATGGAGTTTTATGATTATTTTAAGGGATTGGGTGAAAAACTTCAATATGATTTGAAGATGAAGAGTGTAATTTACCTATTGGATAATAAACATATTATTGAAGAAGATCCAAATGTTATGAATACATCTTACACGGATGGTGAAGAAGTGTTTAATATGTATGTAAAAGTGGGCGATCACGCAATTTGTCATAGAAATTTTGATGCCAAAGTGTATCCGCCTAAGGTTAGATATACTGTGGATGTACGTCCAGAAATTAAAGTGGTGTTAAAAGAAATGACTGACATTTTTTCATCTGAAAATTTAACTACTCAATATTTGAACATTAGTCTATAACGTGTATATTTATCAAAACAGCTAAAAAAAAATCGTATGTCTAAAGTAAAAAATTTTGAGTATCTAGGTCAAACATTTCAGTTACAATTATTAAATCAGGTTATCGTTGACAAAGAATTCTCTCATAGTATTTTAGACGTAATTGAACCCTCGTATTTTGATAACAAGTATTTCAAGACGCTAATACAACTTATTAAAGAATATTATAAGAAGTATGAATGTACTCCGTCTTTTGAAACATTGGAACAACAGACCAAGAGTGAATTTCCGAATGAAACTATGTTAAAAATCCTTATGGATACAATTGGACAGGTAAAAAATAGTCCTTTTGAAGGTAGTCAATTCGTTCAGGAAAAAGCATTGAAGTTTTGTAAACAACAGGAACTTCAAAAGGTAATGTCCAAAGCACAAAAGGTGATTGATAATGGTGAGTTCGAAAACTATGATCAATTGGAAGAACTTGTTCGTGAGGCGTTACAAGTCGGTGAACGGGAAGAAGGGTTGTCTGATGTATTTGGTAACCTTGATGAGGTTCTAAATGATGATTTCAGACATCCTATCCCTATGGGTATTGCCGGTATTGACAACTTATTGAATGGAGGTTTAGCTAAGGGTGAGATTGGAGTAATTCTTGCACCGACAGGTGTGGGTAAGAGTACAATCTTAACTAAAATGGCCAATACAGCGTTTGCTTTCGGAAATAATGTTTTACAAATCTTCTTTGAAGATAATCCTAAAATTATTCAGAGGAAACATTTCACGATATGGACCGGCATCAGTCCTGATGAATTGTCTGATAGAAAGGATGAGGTATTAGAAAAGGTACGTGATATTCAAAATTCGATGCCGAATAAATTAATTTTGAAGAAGTTACCATCTGATACTTTAACAATGAACCAAATAAAAAACCAAGTTAGAAAATTAATTGCAGACGGAACAAAAATTGACATCATATTGTTAGATTATATTGATTGTGTAGTTCCGGACAAGAATCTTGGTGATGAATGGAAAAGTGAAGGTTCAGTAATGAGAGGATTTGAAGCAATGTGTCATGAATTAAACATCGCTGGTTGGACGGCAACACAAGGTAATAGATCATCTATTTCATCAGAAGTTGTTACGACAGACCAAATGGGTGGATCCATTAAAAAAGCACAAGTTGGTCACGTAATTATTTCAATTGCTAAA